GGACTTTTGGGCGGTAGCAGACGACACCATGTTACCGATGCTGCTGTCACCAGCGTTCATCCCGTTAAGTAGCTGCTGCGGGTCGAGAAGGTTCTGCTGCGAGTCCATATATCCAAGGTGCAGGTGGCTACCTGTTGTATGTGAGCCAGCTCCCGGAGTTCCGGGGTCGCCGCCAAGGTTGCCGACATAGTCGCCCGCATTGACGCTTGCCCCCTCCTTCAGCGCGTCGCTGATCTTTGACATGTGCGCGTAGAAGTAGGTCTTCCCGTCCTTCATCTTGATGCCGACTGTGTTACCGCCGTCGGTCTTGTTGTCCGGGTCCCGCTTGATGAAGGACACGGTACCTCCTGCCAGTGCTTGGAGGTTGTCTCCCTGCTCTCCGTCGATATCCAGCCCTCGGTGCGGTGTGCTATGTGAGCCGTCCACATCCCCGAAGTTAGTAGTAACACGGCTCTGCCATCCTTTAAAGAATCCTGCGCCACTGGAGCCAGAGGAAGTGTTCACACCGAAGCCGTTCAGGAAGCTATTTACTCCTGTGGTCCAGTTAGAGTTCAGGTTCCTCGGATCATTGGTCGCGCCGATTGGGGCGTACTTCTGCTGGATGTCTGATACGCTGGTCAGCCCTTGGGAGATGTAGTTCTTCTGAAGGTTAGCGGCCATCTTCTGGATGCCCTCTTCCACACTTCCGAAGTTCATAAGACCATACTTGCCCATCATCCCGCCGACGTTGTTCTTCAATCGAAGTCCGTCCGATGTCCCGTTACCCGTCTCCTGCATCGCGATGGAAGCGAGCAGCGCCGGGTCTACTCCATTCGCCTGACCTGCTTGGACGAATGCCTCACCCATACCGGACAGCTTTCCTCCCAGCTTGGCGTTTAGTGCGGACGCTGTAACTCCGCTGTTAGTGGATGCGTTGTACCCGCTACCACTTCCGAAGGTCGTGGATATTTGATCTCCAAGATTGGAGAAGAAGGTAAGCATCGGAGCGAATAGCGAACCTACATAGGTCTTGAAGCCTCGGAACTCAGTATTGAAGCTCGCCATGGCTCTGTCGGTCTCTGTGTTGAACTCTTCCATGGCTTGGTTGGTTGTCTTGGTGTCCTTCTTCGCCAGTTCGATAGAGTCCTCATACAGAGATTTTGTGTTTGTGCCCATGGTGTTCAGGGATGTTGTACCATCCTCGGTGAAGGTCTTCAGGTCGCGCTGCATACCCGGCATAATGCCAATGCTGCTGTCTCCGCCGTCCTTACTGTTGGCGTCGGCGGTGCCCGTGCCGAATAGCTGCTGGAAGAAGCTACTGACTGCGCCAGCGCCTCCTGTTGCAGCGCCTCCAATAGCTTCCGCAGCTCTGTCGATCCATGGTGTTTTTACATCGCCGGAAGCCTTACGCTCCTGATAGCTGGTATCGACCCATCGGGAGAGCGATGCTTGCTCTTCCTTCGACAGCTTCTCTCCGCGCTGCGACCGCAGAAGCAGGTTGTCACCGCTCGGGCTGGCAGCAAGCGTAGCCTGTTCGTCCTTCGACAGCGTCTGTCCGCTTGCTTGTCGTGCTAGTAGCTCCTTGCCCTGTGCGCTCAGTTGGGCTTCAATGTACGCTTTGGTGGCTGCTGCGTCTTTACTGCTCGGCATTCCCAGCAGTGCGTCAGAAGCCGCTGCTGCCCCTTGCATGACGCCTTGCGCCCCGTTTTGCAGAGCTGCACCTGTAGCCGACGCCACTCGGTCTACCGCTGGAGATTGAAGGTGCTCCATTGCCGCACGGTCGCGGGCTTGCATGTTAGCCCACTCCGCCAGCTTTTTCGATTCTTCAGTACTCAGATACTTCCCACTCTTGCTCTTCTCCAGTATCCCGCCTTTGCCAGTAACCTCAGATTCGAGGGCGTTGGCTTGATCGCGCTTCTCCTGCTCCAGCTCCTTGTAGTACTGGGTGCGCTGCTGCGGGGTCTTGAAGGTCGGCTCCTTTGATGTGCCGTTTAGCATGTTCGTAGCGTTACCTACAAAGTTGTCAACCGCTCCGCCTATACCTCCGCTGGTGCTTCCGTCCCCACCTGCAAGCAGGCGCGTAAACCCGTCGGATACCACAGACATGATCGAGTTGAGGACTTCACCGATGGATGTGTTCCCTGCGGCGACATCGCCCAGAGCAGAAGCTGCGCTCACGATAGGCTCCTTAATTGCCATTACGCCTTCTAAGATAGGCCGTCCGATCTGCGACAGTGCCGCCTCGAATCGGGCGTCGGTGTCCATATAGTCCTGACCTTGGGCGGTTGAACGCTCTTCGTCGTACTTCGCGCCGGAGTCGATGGAGCCGTTTTCGATCTGCTTCATCTGGTCCTCGTTGAAGGACGTCAGACCGTTAGTTGCATCGTAGAACTCCCCAGCTTCCGACTTGGTAGCTGCGAATCCTCCATCTGTAAGCCACTTCTGCATGATACGCTTCTGAAGCTTGTCGTTACCTCCCGATATGCCCTTAACATACTGGGCCATGGCGGGGATGTTATCCTCGTTCATCAGCCCGTCTTCGAAGGAGCTTTCGAGGTCGTACAGGTCCATGCCTCCATACTTCTTCGGGTCGTATTGCTGGAGTGCCCGGATGCCCATCCATTTCCATTGATCGTTGCCCGGGGTGTAAATTCCACCCATGCCACCGATCAGGTTAGCTCCCTGCGCGCCTGTGAGCTGAGTCATGCCGTTATCCATGCCTATCTTGTCAAGCGTGGTCTGATAGGCCAAAATCTGCTTGGCGGACCCGTCCTTCAGCGTGGTGTTCATCTGCTGTAGCAGCGTGTTGTTCGTCGTCATGACTTCCAAAATACGCGGAGTCATGCCGGACTTCGCTACACTCCCTGCAATGGCGTCAGCAAACTCCTTTGGCTTGGTAGCGCCGCCGATAGCCATGTTGCTCGATACACCGGAAGCAACTTCCGAAGTATTCAATCCGTATGATCTCCCGAACTTCAGAAGTGCCTGCTGCTGCTCGGTATCAATGTTGCCTGCGCCCCGGGTGTACTGATCGAGGAAGCTCCACGTTTCCGTGTCCTTGTACCCCATGTTGTCACTGCGACCTACAGCTCCAGCGGCGTCATACTGCTCTACATTGCTGCCCGTACGCCCTGCCTGCCCACGCATACGCTGAGCGAGGTCGAGCGTATTAACTTGGCGGTTGTACGCAAGGCCATAGGCCTCCTGCGCCATCGACGCAATACCCGTCAGCCCGGCGAGTCCAAGGGTGAACTTACCCAAGCCCAGAAGCTTGCTGCTCGCTCCGCCCACTCCTCCAATGCTGCCGCCTCCGTCAGAGTCATCGTCGTCATCACTGGAAGACTTGCCGAACCCCGCTGCCTCGCGCTTCCGAAGCTGGTAGATGCGTTCGAGTTGGTCAATCTCGTCGGACATCTTCTCTAGCACTTTCTCCCGGTCGGCCAGCTCCTTCTGAAGCGCAGTTTTGTCCTCTCCGCTGGCCTTGCGCATCACATTGTAGAGGTCTTCCCATGCTGCGCTCTGTTTCTCCAGCTCCTGCCCCATCGCATCGAACGTGGACTCGAAACGCCGCCGGAAGAAGTCGAGAGCCTTCACCTGCTTGTCATCGAAAATACCGCCGGACCGTGCGCCCTTATCGACAGCGCCCGAATATCCGCTCAGGTCCTTCCGAAGTTGCTGTAAGCCTCTCGATAGGGAGCTAAACTGCGCGGGCTGCTGCCGCCCTCCTAGTGAACCCAGAGACGGAGCGGAGCCGTTAGGAGGGAATGCAGACCCTCTTCCGCCGCCTGCTGAAGCCCCGCCGGATGGTGTGCCCGCAGGTGGTGTTCCTCTCAAACCTTTTCCCTGCATATCGTACAGGCGCTCGGTCTCTATGATTTGCTTCCGAATTAGGTCAAGCTCGCGCTCGCGCTCCGTGATAGTCTTTTTGATAGCATCGCGTTCGGCTCCCTGCGCCCGTTCCATCTTCCGGCCCATCTCGTCGATGGTGTCGTTTTGCTTCTTGAACTCGCGGTCAAGCTCTCGCAAGGTGTCTTTAAACCGCCGTGAAAACACATCAAGCGCACGGATTTGGGAATCGTCAAAAAATCCTCCCTTCCGTGCGCCCTTGTCTATTTCACCGACGACGTTTTTCAGGTCACCTTGGAGCTGGTTAAGACCGCGCTGTAGTTGGCCGAACTCTCCCCGCGCTGATACGCGAATCGACTGTTCCATCGCTACCCACTCCTATGCTGTTGTGGTAGAAGCCCTAGTTTGCGGCCTTACGGCGTTTGAGGGACGTCTGTTTCAACGTCCTCCCAGTCTTCTTCTTTTGGTCCTGCCTGTTTCGCTGGCGGTTTCGCGTCGTACATATACGATAATTTGGCATCCCTCTCGTTAACCTCTTTGTCCCACTCTTCGTACTCAGGGTCTGCGAACTCTTCCGCCTTCTTGTCCCGTAGCTTACGATCTAGCTCTAAGTGGGCGTACTCAAGGTCTACCTGTTCGTCGGTCATCGCGAGGAGGCGCGGGTCGGTGGGCGGAATCCCGTTATATACGTGCTTCCGAAGTATCCACAGTTTCCGCTCCTTCGGCACCTTCACTATCAGGTGCAGATGTGTTTCGAAAGTCCTGCCGGAATGCGTCCTCCCACTCGTTGTACTTACCAAGGATATGATAGAGGACTTCCGGCTCGGTCACCGCCTGTACGTTCAGCAGCCACTCTGGGCGCTTGGCGATAACTACTTCCAAGGTAGACATGGTGTGCGCCATAAATTTAATAGACTCGTCTACAAGGTTAAGGTCCTTAACGCCCGCTGCGCGGAATACTTCAGACTTGATAGCACCCATCCGCATGAAGTCGGACATAGTAGGCTTCTTAAATTCGACCCACCCGCTGTATTTGTTGCCTTCCAAAGAGGTGAACTCAATATGCACGCCTTTGGTGAGGTCGCCACCTTGTCGCACTTGTCCGGCCAGCGCCATGGCCTTCCGAACCTCGTCCATCTGCGCTTCGTTACCTAGTGGTTGAGACATATTACCCAGCTCCTTCGAATATTGTCGATTTTGGTCGCCACCATTATAGAACAACCCCTACCGACTTGGGTAGGGGTTGTTTCGTACTTCGGAAGCTTACACTGTTTCTGCTACACCGGAGTCCGAAGACAGGTACAGCCAAGTAGCATTTTCTCCAGACATCGCGTTTGCACGGAAGTCTTCGGAAGTCTCTTGCAGTGTGCATCCACGGTACACGATGACGATGTCTCCTGTGAATCGGTCGGTGACCTCGATGTCGATGACATTCAGATTAAGAATGCCTGCACCATACGCTGCCAGCCCGATCTCTACAAGAGACTTCTTACGGATGCGGAACTTTTCGAGCGATACCGTTCCTTCAAAGCGAAGGGGTACCGATTCCTGCGGCAGAATGGAGCCGATTTCGTACTGGTTCTCAGTACCGAAGGACCGACGTCCACTGATAGACTGTGCGCGGCCTACTTCGATACCGTCAATTTTCAGTCGGATCGTGTGCCCAGCGTGTGCTGGCTGGTCTTTTACGATAGACATGGCTTATTCTCCCCTTTACGTATGTTTTAGACTTCCGAAGCCGAAGCTCCACGCCCTTACAGCGTGAAGTGGCTCGTAATCAGGAAGTTGTTGATCGGCAGGGTAGGCTTACCTTCCCATTCGAGGAAGAAGGCCGTTCCGTTCTTGGTGACCTTCAGCGAGTCCGATACGTACCCACTAATCCAGCCTGCCTTCAGGAAGGCTTCGATCTGCGACACGAGGTCGTTATAGATCGTAACTTCGATGCCAGCCACACCCGCTTTGCCGATGTACTTGTTCTCGAAGTAGGTTACAAGGTTACTGGACATGTCATCCTTCAGCGTGGACACCGACAGCTCATTCTTGGTCAGGTCTTCAGTGGCGTCGGTTGTGATGCCCTGAACGATACGGAAGCCTACGTTCTGCACCACTTCAATCGGCAGGATGTGCGCGGCCAGCAGTTCTTCGATGTCCGCTCCCATGTAGGTTGTTTCCAGCGCTGTGAACTTGACATTTTTGTAGGTCACAGGCTCCTGCGATGGTAGCCCTGCCCACAAGCCTGCGACTGCTGCGGCCATGTAGTACGAAGGTTTTGCAACCAGCACCCCAGTAGCATCAGGGATCATAGGGCACGGAGTTGCAAGTACTGCGCGCTCACTAGCGAAAGTTGCCAGCACCTTCACCGCATCCAGTGTCAGCCCAGTAGCATGGCCGTAGAACGCGCGGCGGCTACGACGGTTCTTCACGCTCGACATCAGAGTGACATGCGCGTCGATCTTTGTCAGGACCGCAGCAGTGGTTGTTACAGGCACGATCCCTGCAATAAACTCCGGCTGCATCAGGTCGATAGCTGCTTGCCATTCGGCGTCCGTAGGCTGAGCTGCGGCCTTCTGCACAGGGGCTACACCGATCAGATCGGCACCGTGTCCCCACATCACACGCATAACCTCCAGCAACTCGCCCTCACCGATAGCTGTAGCGGCCTCCTTAGGATCGTTGAAGAACGACACTTTAGTGGTCGGCAACGTGGACGAAGCAGGAATTTCCCCTACTACGGCCAGTGTTTTGAGCGCGCCGACAGTTACAGGCGTCATGCCCGAAGTGTCGACTACCGAATACGCACCCGGGCGGCTGATCTGCGCTCCGCCGAAAGAGATATTAATGGTCATGGCTGTTTACCCCCTCTTAGGAATATGTTCTGTTGGATTGGGCTTCGAGCTGCTTTGCCCAATCCTCTTCCGTCTGCGGCACGAGTCCGCCCTGATTGGCGTTGGCCTCGTAAACGAAGCTCGCGACCAGCCCGGGATTCACTCTATGACGTTTCAGGTATTCGTCCAGCGTAATCTTATCAGCTTCGGAAGCTGGCGTCGATACTACATTTTCCGACTCTTCCTGACCTTCCGAAGCATGAATGCCGTCGATCTTTGGCAGGTCTTGTGGCTCTTGCGCTACGCGCTTTTTTGCTGTCGTCATGGCGTCTGTCCTCCTATATTAATAGTCGTGGATAGTACGGTGTCGACGGTGATATCGCTGATAGCTTCGACATTCTCGTAGACTTCGACGTTCATCGGGTTTAGGTATCGCATGGTGATTGCGCTCCAGTAGATTACTAGCGGAGCATTCTGCATCGAGCTATCCTGCTCGTCCCGGCCGCCGCCCAAGGTAACGTTTATCAGTCCCTTTTGCACGAGGGGCAGGCGGATGGCGAACAGCACGGCCTTGACCACGTTGTACAGTTCATCGCGCTTGTCCGCGTTGGTGTGCCACACGCGTACCTCGACAGCTTCAGAAAAGAAAGTTCCCTGCTCTGTGACGTACACTTTCGTGGTGCTGTTGTAGTCCTGTCCATGGTGGTCACCAATGGACTGATTTGACTCGTCGTCGCTTATCCGGTTGATGCCGATACACGGCATCTCGGTGTGCGTCTGCGGGTCCGACTTTATCACCTTCACAGCACCAAAGTTAAACTTCGGAAGTGTAGACTTTAGCGCCTGCACCAGTTCCTCTTTAACGTCGACCGTTTTAAAGTCGAAGTCCATTGTACCGATTTCCCAGTTCATCATGGTTAACCCTCTCCAAGCCCCATAAAGTATAAGTCCATCTCGAACCCTCTACGCACAAGCGCAAGCACTTCCTCGCGGGTGTTCTCGACGACCGCTTCCCGGATAGGGCGCGGCTTGACGCCGGGATGCTGCCAAGCCTTCGGATCGGAGTTCTCTGACAACCTTCGGAAGGTCATGTACTGGCTGTGCCCCGACTGGCCCATCTTCGCCATCCCGCTGAACTGCCCAGTTTTCCATGTGTACCCGGCCCCCGGATGCGCCCCTGAGTGGCTACGTTGCCCTTCGGAAGATTTCCCAAGCTTGCCACCCCATGTGTATCGGTTCGTTCCGGCTGCGGACCCCAGCTCGCCGTTGCGTCTGCTATATCCCAGATTCTTGGCTGCGTCGTATATGTGCTGCGGCATAGGTGCCATCGTGACGGTTCCCGGCGTGCCGTGCCGGAACGGGATAGTGATAAACCGTTTTCCGTCCTTGCCGATCCTCGCCTTGGGGGAAGCCAGCATCTTGGCTTTCATGTCCCGTGGTTGGGAACCGCTCTCGATGATCGCCCCGGTTGGGCTGGTCGTGAAGACCTCACCCGTCATGTCCTCCGGGAAACGTAAACCGTCCTCGATGCTGCGGACGTAGGCCCCGGAAACACTATTGATGCGGAAGGTACCGCCGCTGAAGGATACCGTTGCGCCCTGTGCGTACTGAATCCACGTTCGTTGTATTACGTCCCTCGTTGCTTCTCTGACAGCCGCCGCAGTGTAGGGGAGCGCACCTGCTCCGCCTGTACGTGCCCTATCCAGCTTCTTCAGTATCTCGCCAATGTTCGGAAGGTCAGCAGAGATAGTAATTAGGCTCATTTCGGCTCGAATCCTCCGGCACGGTAGCGCAGAGCTACGTAGCGCGGCAGAAGTTGACCGTCTTGGTAGCGAGGCTTCGGAAGTGTAGTAAGCACTGTAAACACGGGCCGATGCTTATACACTACGCTGTAGTGCTCACCCTCCTGTGGTGCTACGCCTCCCGCCTTCCATCGGATGACGTTTCCTTCGTTGGTGAAGTCCTTACCCAGCCTGTACACTACTTGCTCCCCGGTACTGGGGTTGACAGTACGTACATGCTGGATGCTCAGCACCTCTTCGTTTAGCAAGGTGTCCGCAGGTCGCATGTAGATAGCCTTTCCCTTTATGAGCACTTCGGAAGTCTTATAGTCATCGTCGAGTACGGTGATCAAGTCATACATACTGACGTTATATAGAGGAACGTCCTCGAAGTCGGTACGGCTGAAGGTTCCCCCTTCGGAGCGTCGCCAGTACCGCTTCGGCACGGACATCACGGCATCTCCGATATGGAACATCCCGGCCATATCCTCGAAGTCTCCGTTTTGAGTAATGCTTGTGAGCAGCACGCGCCCGATGATCGGAGGGCTGTAGGTGTACCCTTTGCCGCCGCACACCTTGCACTCGTACACAGGCTGGCCGCTGTCAAGGTTCCAGCAAGCGCACATCAGCGCCTCCTGCCATGCTACGTCCCGTCCCCGGCGTTGTATCATGGTCTCGAACTTCTCGGCGTGAATCTTAACTTCAGGCGACATGGTCCTCACCCCTCTCTATACCATCGTTATTCCGCGTTCGGTACCACGGGCGTCTGCCCCTTTTGGATCAAAAAAGGCATCCACGGCATCCTGAAAATTCTTCATTTGTGCTTGGAACAGCGTAGCTGTTGCGGACGCTGTCGTCCCGTAGGACTCAGAAAGCCCGTCGATGGACGTTGAAGCGTTCGTAATCCCCCGCTGCCGGGCGTTGCCTGTAATTCCCAGCGCGTCGACTGCTACCATCTTGGCAACGATGTTTCGGATATCTGTAGGAATCTTACCTAGCCCATATCCGGCAACATAACTGATATACAGCATCTGAGGCACGTTACCCTGAATAGCTCCCGTGATGAACGGGTACCCCGTCAGAGTTCCGCCTGCCATGTTGAATATCGAAGGGTCTCCGGCGTAGGGCACAATGTGTACCTGCCCGTTTCGCTTGTAGAGCTTCAGCCACTCTGGGCGCTCCAAGAAGTCCATAATGATCTGGCCGTTTGGAAGGACAAGCTTGTACTCCAATAGCTTAAGCACTGGACGCTCTCGGAGCTGCTGGAATCCGTACTGTACCCACGCTCGTGCGTCGTAGTCGTACGGTGGCTCTTCCCGGTCGTAGTCCTCACCCTCGACAAGGCCGCGCGCTTCTGCCTCTGCTACGATTACAGTAGGCTTCAGCGGAATGCCCAGCCTGCGCTCTACCTCTGTAGCCTTTGCGTCGATCATGTTCTGAAGGTCCTCGTCTTCGAGTCCATCTCCGAACTCGTCCGTGAGTTCGATCCCTGCGCACCAGCGCGTCCGTATCTCGTCCGGGGTAGGCAGGTTCGTCTCAGCGTATTTTGTGAGCTTCGGAAGTACAGGAATGATAACCATGTCATCACCTTACATTCTGTAGGCGACGACCGTAACGGCCGCGTCTGCTTTAAAGTTGTATACAGCCATCGGGACGACCTTTGTCACCCCTGCTTTGATCGGAATACCATCTACCCCTGCCGCGACAGGGTCCCCGGTTGTAGGATTGATGGCATTTGGATAGAACAGGGTATCGGTAGCACTGTCCACTTCGAGGTAGATGTACGCCCCATGAGTGTCCAGTACGCCGAAGGTTTGCGCCGTGATGACCTTATGTGATCTAAAT